ACTTTAATATCTGAATCAGCAAATATCTTGTAGCCATAAACAAAAGTTGTTTGACTACCATCCCCCGAATAACTATTTTTTACTGTTGTGCTTGATACTGTCATACTTAAAATCCTTTAAACTTTGTTGATGGTTTTGTAAACAAAAATTCTTGATTATACTCTCTTTTCATTCTTTGTTCAATTCTTCTTAAACCACCTTCATTTACTGTTTCCATAATTTGATAACCTATCATATAATCAAATGCTTGTTTAATATAAAATAAATTTAAAAAAGGTATATTTGACATAACGGCTCTGTAAGCTGCTTTAGCTGCTGAACCACCTTCTCCCTTTGCACCATGAATAAGTGCTAGTAAAACATCTGTTGCTGTTAATGGAACTGGTCCTACAAGTCCAGAAAGTATTGCTCCAGCATCTCTTTGTTCTTTAAATAAAACATCTCCGTAAATACCTAAACCACCGCCTTGTAAAAAAGCTGCTAATACTGTTGATAATTTTTTTGGGTCTCTTCTTCCTTTTCCTCTTAAAAAATCTTTCATTGTCATAGATAAATAACCTAAAAATCCAGATGTAATTATTAAAGCCGACAAACCTCTAATACCTCTACCTATATCTCCTTTATTACGACCTTTAAAATAATCCATATCTCTACCTACAACTTTTTGTACAATAGATATTGGAAATGCTTTAAATTGACCCACAAATCTTATTGCTTCTCCCCATGTTGTTCCAGCTAAAGCTCCTTGTGTCATTGTTCCTTTTACTCTAGCATCGGGTTCTATTACTGCATAAATTGATCTATCTAATAATATACCAGATACAGAATTTTTAAATTTTTCTTTTTCAATTCTTAATTGTCTTTGACTTAAGGTATCTACACCTCTTATTTTCTTTATATCAGCATCAGAAATTTGATCTAATAAAGCAATGTTAATAAATTCTTTACCATCATCTGCTTGTTCCATAGTATTTTTTCTAATTACATCCCATTTAGTTGCATCAATATCATATAGTTTAAATAAATTTTGTAATTTGTAATTTAATTTACCAAATTCTAAATTTTTTTGTTTTGCAAAATAATTAGCTAAACCTAACATTGACCCTTCTTTTAAAGTATTGGTCCACCAAGAAAGTAAATTGTATTTAAAAAAAGTTCTTTGTGTTCTAGTCCAACCTTTACTTAAATTATCTCCTACTTGGTTTCTAGCAGACATATCATAAATAGTGCTATCAGCTACAAATCCCAACATTTCAGCTATGTCTTTTTTTTGTTTTGTATTTTTAATTCTTCCTAAAGCTGCTAAAGCTTCACCCATACCACCTAAATATGATCTACCTTGGTAATTTAATTCTGAACCATAAATACCTACATCTGCCATTGCGGAAATTGTTGCACCACCTAGTTTAGCCATTGATGCTATAGACCTTGCTATTGCAGAGTATTTTGCTACACCAAAATTTTCTACAGTATATATTGAACCATCCACTACTTTCATCCATTTAGAAAATGGTCTGTATGTTTTAGTTCCACTAGATTCTTTACCTGCATCTGTTTGTCTTTTATGTACTGTTTCTAATATTCTTTTAAAATTCTTCTCCGGTGTTGTACCTAATGTATCTAATATTCCAATATTTCTTCCAGCTGTTTGTAGTCCAGAAAAATATGATTCTTTTAAATTACCTGCACCAAATTTTTGATTATAGTCAAACCAATCATTTGCAGTTTTAAAATGTAATATTCTTTTAGGAGCTGAACCTTTAGCTACATCTTTTGATCTTGAACCATAAGCACTAGCTACACCATCTGCTATTTGATATTTATTACCTACCAAGGTGCTATAAATTTGTTGTAAAAATTCATCTACATTATCCGCATTAGCAAATGTTCTGTCTGCATCTAATTTTTGCATTACATAATTTTTCCATGCTGTAAAATTTTTAGCATAATTAATATCTTGTTTTGTTTTTAAATTAGTATCAATTTCAATTTCATTTAATTTTAAACCTAAGACTTTTGCAGCATCTCTAACAGTATAAGGGTCATGTGATTGTTTAACAATGTAACCCCATATTCTAGGAATATTTGCACCTCTGTCATTTAACTTTTGTCTTACCATTTCAGAGTACTCTTCCATAATTTCAGCAATTTTAATAATAGTAGGATTTTTTTCTGTAATAGGTGGTTTAAGTCCTGCTTGTTCTTCTATTGCTGTTTTTTGTGCAGAGAGTTCTGCAATAGTATTCGTAACTCTTCTTTGAGTTTCTATTTCATCTATACCTTCTAATCCTTTGTCAAAAAATTCATCAACTTTTGCTAATCTTAATTTAGTATTAAATCCAGCAATGAGTTGATTGACAGTAGCATTTTGTTGTACAGATACTGAAGCTCTTGAAGCTGCAACTCTTTCGTTTGAACCTACCATAATAGAAATTAATCCTTCTTGTGGATTATCTGGAAATTCTCTAATAACAAACTCTGTATATTTTCTTACTTTAATTTCATTCTCTAAAGCATTTCTTTTATTTATTTTTTTTTGTAATTTAATTTGTTCTGAAACTTCTTTAGATACTTTATCAACATTAATTTCGTTAAGACTAGAAAGTTTTTTTTCTGCAATAGCTTCTTTAATTAATCCTACAATTTCTTCTTTTTTAGTTCCAGCAATAGAAGATTTCTTTAATAAATTTTCTACTCGTATTAAACATTTATCTGCCATAATTATCTACCATTTCTACAATTAATAAAATCAGTAACAACTTCATCTAACTCTTTAGATTTATTATTAACTTCATCTAATTCTTCTTGTGCTTTTTTTATGTCTGCTTCATCTGCAAATTTTAATTTTAATTCAGCTTGATTTGTTTTAAGTGTATCTAGTTGTGAAGATAATAAATCTATTTCTGAATCTTTTTGTATTGGTGTTTTATTTTCAACAGTTTTTTCTACAGTATTTAATTCTACTTCATCAAAAGAAGGTTTAGGTCTAGGTGTTATTTCTGGAACAGCTGTGCTTTCTGGGGTAGATCGTAAAACTGGATCAGCATTAACTATAGCACTTGTGTCTACAGGTTTTTCAGACATTAAATCACCTAAAGATTTTTGTAATAATAACTTTCGTGTTCTTGGATCAGTTTTTTCTAGTTTTAACATTAACTCTCCGTTTTCTGGAAAATACTCTTTATATAAATTTAATTCTGGTTCAACTTCACCTGATTTAATATTTAAATCTGTTCTACCTTGTTTAACTTTTTCTCTAAATTTATTAAATTTTCTTGCAGTATTTATATCTCTAATTTTACCAACACCTACATGAAGTCCACCTCCTAAAATAGAACCAAAAGTAATATTAAGAAAACTATCTCTTAAATCGTAATCAGCTTGTATTCTTTGTGCGGTAGAATAAACAATAGGTTCTACTAATGCCGCACCAAAAGCACCTTCTGCTACACCTCTTGTTAATCTTGCAGTTCTTAAACTTGTTCTTGCAGCTAATTGTGCAAACCTTGCTTGTCCAACTATAGGAATAAAGGATGCTCCTATATTAACAAAGTCTGCCATACTAACAGCTAAACCTGTTCCAAATTTTGCAGCACCTACATAAAAACCTTTACTAAAAGGATTCCATGAACCTTCTGGTCCTCTAGCAATAATTGATTGTCTACGTCTTTCTTCTTTTTTTTCGCTAACCATAATATCAACAACTGATTGGTATTCATCCTCTTCAAAATATAATCCTAAATCAGAGTATTCTTTATTTAATTCTTTTCTATCTACACGATCTATGTTGTTTTTTAGAGCTTCGCTTTCAGCAGCTAAAACACTACGATAAGTTCCTATAGAAGATATAGGATTAAACTTCCAGTTTTCAGAAGCAACCGCACCTAAAGTTTGTCTTAAGGTTGTATCATATCTATCATAACCATTTTTTTGAGCTGTAGTATCTGTTGCTAATGAAAAACCTAATCCTGCCATATTATTATATTGTGCCTTCTTTTCTTAAAAGATTAGCAACTGTTTCCATATTTTTTCTAATGCCACGTCTATTTCTTTTTTTAGCATTTCTATATTCTTCGTTATTTAAAAATTCTTTAGCAGCTTCATCATATTTACCTTCGTTTATTAATTTTATTGTTTTTGGAGATTGTCCAACTGAACCTCTGTAGTATTCTCCAAATAATGCAATTTGTAAATTTTCTGAAAGATTGCTGAAAGTAGGTATTTTGTTTTGAATTTCTATTAATCTAACATTAATATCTTCTTGTAAATTTTCTTTAGCTTTTTCTAAAGTAATAGTATCACCTGCTTTAACATCTTTATTATTTCTTCCATACCCTATAGTTAAAAATTCTTCATCTTGAAATGCTTGTGTAGCTTCTAAAAATGGTTCACCCTCTTGAGAGATAATTTTATTTACAAATTTATTCATTGGAGCTAAATTAACATTCATAATTGGAAGCTCTCCATCTCCAGAAACTAAACGTATTCTATCATCTACAGCTAAAGAAGCAGAATTATCTTCTTCGGTTACTGATTTTTTAAGTTGCATATTCATTTGAATATCAGTTCCCGGAAGTGTGTAGTCTCCAAAAGAATCAATCCTAAACTGTAAAAATTCATCGTTAGCATTTTGTATTGGAGAAAAAGCACCATCGGATAAAATAATTCCATAAATTAAACTTTGACCATCAGCTGTGTTTCTCCATTCACCTTCTTGCAAATTAAGATTAAACTGTTCTTTAATTTCTAAATCATTAACAGTTTCATCCATTGAACCAAAAGGAACTGCGTTCCATTCTTTTAAGTAATGATCTTTAATAACAGTTGCTTTATCAACAACTGCATCTGCTTGATTTTGATTTAATCTTTTGCCATCAATAATCATAGGAACATAATAAGAACCTTTTACTTGAAAACTATTTGATATTAAAGAAATGGCTTTATTTCTAGCTGCTCTTTCAGAACTACCATTAACAAACATATCATTTAATGTGTAGTAAGCTAAAGTTTCTACAATATTTTCCATTTTTTCTGCTGCAATAGAACTGTTTTCACCACCATTAAGAGCTACTATATTTTCAAAATCTTTAATATCTGAATTTGATCTAATATCATTTCTTAAATTATTAAAATTAAAACCGGTATCATTATCTTTACCAAATTTTTTTAATCTATCTTTTTCTTTATCATCGTCAAAACTTAAAAATATTTTAGTAATATTAGGGTTATTAAAATAAGAAGATAGTTCAGCAGTTGTAGGTAAACCAGCTTCTAGTAATTGAATCATAGCTGCTGCATTGTTTTCTCCAAATTGAGCATTTAATGTTTGTAGCATTGCAACTCTCATATTCTCATCTGAATTTAAATAATTATTAACCCAATTTTCAGCTTGATCTACTGGCATAACTTTAACATTGTAAGATGGAACACCTAATCTTATTTGTTCTTCTACCAATCTATTTGCTAAATCATTTTGCATTTCATTAATTAAATCAGGATTAGTTTCATTGGCTATTTGTTCTGATAACTCTCTAATAGAATCATTTGTTTTTAGTATAAAAGATGGAGCATCTTCTTTTAATGCTTCTTCTCTTGTAGTTACAATTTCAGTATAATATTTTTTTTTGTTTTCACCTGTAATAAAATCTATAGTCCCAGATTTAACTTGTTCATCTATTTCAGCTACAATATTATCAAAAGATTTGTTTAATTCTTTATTAGGTGTTGAATTTAAAATTGTAGTATTTTTAATTGTTTTATCTATAACTTTTAATTGGTTATTCATTTGCACAATAGTTTTTGGTGGTAATATTTTTTTAGCAAATGTTAAATCAAAAGGTACAGGTTCTTTACCTAAAGCTGCTGCTGCAACATAATTTTTCCATTCTTCTTGAATTTCTGGTAGCAATATTCCTTTTGCACTTTTAATTAATTTTTGTCTTTGTTCTATAGGAATATTAGAATATAATTTACTGTTTGGATTACTTAATTCAGTAAAAGCTAATCTAGGATTATCACCTATATCTTTGTTAGCTTGGAAAGATTCAATAGTTCCGGGAATAGAATTAATAATTTTATTTAAATCTGGAGCTGGTATTTTACCAGTAAAAGCATCTGTATATAATTTTGTTAAATCGGTTTGTAATACACCATAATCAAATTCATTATTGTCTCCTAATATAGCCTGAGATAATAAATAATTTTCTTTTTTATCTACTTGATTATTTAATTGTGTAAATACATTTTTATCTATTTGTTTTTCAACTCTAAATATTCCTTTTTGTACTTCGCCTAGAGCATTGTTTTGGAATAAAGTTTGACTAGCATTATTAGTTGCTTGCCTATCTTTCTCTCCTC